ATGATTAATAGTTATTTAGTGCAGCAAATTAAGGGAAATTTTCTATATAAACCAACTTTAGAACAAGAAAAAGCTGTTAAATTTTTAGCAGATTTTCTCTTTTCCCACCAATCGGACTCGGTTTTTCTCTTAAAGGGATATGCCGGTACGGGTAAAACATCCCTTATCGGGGCATTGGTGAAGACCTTGGACCAGTTACAGCAAAAGTGTGTTCTACTTGCTCCGACGGGCAGGGCGGCTAAAGTCTTTTCACATTATGCACAGCATCCGGCTTATACTATTCATAAGAAGATTTACCGCCAGCGCAACTTTTCAAATGACCTGGATAACTTTTCTTTGGATGATAACTTGCATCAGCATACTTTGTTTATTGTGGATGAGGCGTCGATGATCGCTAATGACGGATTGGCGGGGGCAGTCTTTGGTACAGGGCGTTTGCTGGACGACTTGATTCAATATGTATATGCCGGAACAGGTTGCCGTTTGATGCTGATAGGGGATACGGCGCAGCTTCCTCCGGTAGGAGAAGAGGAGAGTCCGTCTCTTTCGGCCGATAAGTTACGCGGGTATGGCATGGAAGTATATGAGGCGCAGCTCACTGAGGTGGTCCGTCAGATGCACGATTCGGGGATTCTTTGGAATGCGACAGAATTGCGCCGCTACATATCCGCGGAAGATTTTCTCACTTTGCCTTCTGTCCGTGTGGAAGGGTTTCCGGATATTCGGATGGTTTCTGGTAGTGAGCTGATTGAGGTTATTAATGATTGTTACGGTCAGGCAGGTATGGACGAAACGATTGTGGTCTGCCGTTCCAATAAACGGGCGAATATTTATAATAAGGGAATCAGGAATACGATTTTGTTTCGGGAGGATGAACTGAACAGCGGTGACCTGCTGATGGTGGCGAAGAATAACTATTTTTGGACGGAGGGCTGTAAGGAGATTGATTTTATAGCCAATGGAGATATAGCTGTAATTCGCCGTGTTCGTCGGGTGCGTGAGGCATACGGCTTTCGTTTTGCCGATGTGGTGCTGGTGTTCCCCGACTATGATGGTATGGAACTGGAGGTGAAACTTTTGTTGGATACCTTGCATACTGAAACACCCGCATTGCCTAAAGAATTGAATGACAAGTTATTTTATTCGGTATTGGAGGATTATGCTGATATAACTGTGAAACGTGAGCGGATGAAGAAAATGAAAGCCGATCCTCATTACAATGCCTTACAGGTGAAATATGCGTATGCCGTTACTTGTCACAAAGCGCAGGGTGGCCAGTGGAAACGGGTCTTTTTGGATCAGGGCTATATGACGGAGAATATGCTGACTCCGGATTATTTCCGTTGGCTGTATACGGCTTTCACCCGTGCTACGGAAATTCTGTATCTAGTGAACTGGCCGAAGGAGCAGACGGAATAAGCAGACAGTATAAGCCGCAAAACAAAATGTTCCACTTTTGCAAAACATTTTGTTCCAAAATCACACTTGTTAACACAATTCAAAATGTGATTTAAATCCGAGTTAAATGTAGTTTTAATAAAAAAAATAACCGACAATTAACGTCGGTTATCATGATAGTATCTTATAGCCTCATTGACATATAATGATACTGATTGCTCCTTATCCAAGATAGCAGCCACGTCCTCCTCTATCATAACAAGTATTCTTTTCACACCTCTAACCTTGGGACGTCTTGGCACACCATTGCTGTCCAATATCCTGTATATTGTCTGCTCAGACCGTACCCCTGTTTCTCTTATTATCTCCTTGATCGCTATCCCGTCCTTATATAAGGACAATACCCTAGACTCTTGATCTAGGGTAATAGAACGTCCTCTTGCCATAATTAATATATTAACGCATCCTCTATTTTTGCTGATAATGGTTTTCCCAACTGATCCTTTACATTAGACCGTTCTAGTTCTATACTCAACCCATCCATATCAATCCCTGCCTCTTTAGCCAGTTCCATTACTTGATCCTCATCACGTGCAATAGCATGATAGAGGATAGTTTCATAATGATTGTCATCGTAGATATTGTATGAATTCATAATTTTATGTTTTATAACATTAATAATTTATTGTTCGTTATTTCAAAAAATTGCACCTTTGCACCGAACATCAACGATGTTAGTCGCACTTCGGTGCGTGGATTGAAACGACATTAGAAATGTCATTGTGGTTTAAACCACATTTTAATATTTAGGGCAGCGAAGAAATTCGTCGCCCTAACTTTTTATTTATAAAATCTCAATTTGGGTATAGTATGCATTCATCTTCCCAAAGAATGATTCTATTTTTGCTCTCTGATAAGAAGACATTTTGTTATAAATGACATTTTTGTCATCTTCTCTTAAGTAGTATTCCTTTTCACCGTCAGTAAGATTGATAACTATATTAATTGCTCTGCCACTGTATGAATCTGTAAATTGAATTTTTGTCTTCATAGTCTTACGCCGCTTATCCGTTGCCGCCGGTTCTATTATTACTTGTTGTTTTTAAGGATATCGGATTTAGAACTCAACAAATATCAATGTTTCCATGGAATCTGATTCTTTAACCCACATGTGATTGTTTTCAAAACCATAGTCAAAGAACAGCTTAAAGTAAGGATATTGTACTATTAAAGAGTTAATGCAACCTCTTAATTCATCTTCTGACATGCAAGAAGCTATCTCATTGATTATTTGAACGAAAAGGTGTAAAACTTCTGGTTCACAATTTATCAGTGGATTTTCTACTATCGCTTTCATAATCTTCTATTGTCTTTTAATTATTTGTTTTATTATCACAATGCAAATATACTATATTGTGATGTATTAGCAAAACAAATCACAATATATTTTCTTATATTGTGTAATATTTAACATTTGCACAAAAAAAGAACAGCCGCCAGCAAAAAGCACAGCAGCCGTTCAATCCACGTCCTACTCTCTATCCCATACAATAGATAAATATTCTAGAACCATTCCGCATCCGGATGTACTTCAACGGACAGATAGTTCATTATTCTGATGATTAATTTTCGTATCATAAATATATGTTTTGAGTGTTACTGATAACTTTCTGAGTTACTCTATTCCGCCAAAACAATTCCCTCAACCGATATGGTCACATTCTCCATTATATTCCTCACTGTATAAATATCAAGTCCGGGAGCTGATAAAGTGCTGTCTTTGGCAACAGAGCTTCCATTAGCCTTTACGCTAGCCGAGCTACCATCGTATCCCTCCTGTATGGTCAGCTTTACACTAAACTCCCCACCTTCAGAAACGGGAGACACGCTGTTATTATATGCTTCAAGCTGATAGCCGTTTCCCTGCTGCATTGTAACAGTATATGTACGTGTGGAAGCCGCCATAGCCTCAATGTCTGCGACAGGAGTCATTTCCATCATTCGGGCAATTATTTCACGGGCGATCCTTTCATAGTAAGGTATGCCTCCGTGTGTCGGGTCAATGATGGTATTATCAGTATAATGGCTGTAAAACCAAGTCTTGTTCATATCATTGATACCGGTCTGCAATTTGGATTCAACGTATTTGATCCCCCACAGATTCAGAACCTTGATCATGTCAGCGGAAATATTGTTTACCGCGGTAGAAGTTTCACACACGTGAGGAGGTAAGACAAACAGGATATTGATGTTACGTGCGACAAGCACCTGATTAATTCCGGTGTAATCCACCTCATTATAGTATCCTTTCACTTTCATATATCTGTAGTATAATTTGGACAGGAGCACATTGATCGCTCCGCAAAGTGTGTTTGTATCATGGTTCGATATGGAAATATCTCCCAATGTGTAGCTGCCTCTGTCGTTGGTTCCTCCTGCGACATTTATCAATACCGCATCTTCTGCGAGAGCATTGATACGGATATCCTGCCAGAAAGCATTACCATTTGAGCCGCTGATACGCGTTCCTCCGATTCCGTGCCATTGTGACATCGTACCTAACATCCGGTCTATAAAAAACTGGTATCCGGGATTCTGAGAGATGCTGTCCCCCAATGTATCAGTAATCTTGCCGGTCCACCATGTTCTGATATCCCAGTTACGGACTATCCGGTAAAGATACAGATAGTCAGTCGGCACAGCCTGTTTCACATGACTGATATACGGTGTCCTGTCTCCACCTCCGCCCAGTTTTACCATCAAATCACCTGTCTTGTTATTAATGTGGAACTCAAACCGTATCTTAGAGGTTCCTTTACGGGCTGCGAACATAAGATAAGGGGAACTACCACCTTGTGTGTTCAGTTCCCGTTTCGGAATATATGTACCATCATCTGTATAACAATATATATGTCCTGATGTAACACCCTGAACGGAAATGACTCCTTCTGATGGACAGTCTATAAAATCCGTGATACGGTATGAGGGATTGGATACAACCGCACCGGTTGACGCGTCAAGATACGCATTGGTCAGATTGCCGTTAAACAGATTGTATGTTTTTGTTTCAGCGAGCGACAGGCTCTCACCCATCTTCTCCCACTGTGCATTCTTTCTGACATAAATACGGTCATCCACTGGCGCTTCTTCCACCGCATTGATTTCTTTCAGCAGATCGGGATTTTTAATCCAATACTCCGCAGAATTGGAAGGGGAGTCGTTGGTCACAACCAAAGAGGACACATTACTGGTTATAATCATGTTGACCTCTTCCATGTCTGCTATATCCACATAATCCGCAATCTGAAAATAGGATGCCGGAAGTCCCATGCCCGTCTGCGTCTTGAACGAACCGGTGGTTATTATAGCACCCTTATAATCCAGAATAAAAAATGTCACGCTATAATATTGGTTTGCCCAAATTTTATCGGTATTCTTTACTTTAAATATCGGATAAATGGCCCATCCATCAGAATTCTGCATATAGCCGGTAGCGCCTTTTATAAACCGCACATTCAGTAGTGCGTTTTCCATATCAAGCATGGAATTTCCTCTCACTCTATAATCACTCAGAACATTGACCGGAAGATCGTACTCCTTGTTCCAGTAATTGACAAGGTTCTCAAGAAATATTTTACCACCATTCTTGGCAAAACACATTGAAACCTTGTTATATACGAGTTTGGTATTCAGAGTGAATGAGTACGTTCCAATTTCTGTATTATAACTGAAGCCTCCTGTATCATCATCTATATATGCCAACGCCGTAGGGGTGTTACCCATATTCTTCAAAATATCCTTGAATAGAATAAACGCCGGACTATCCTCCCTGCTGATCTCAATACAAAGATAATCGCTGTCATTTACATATTTTTTTGTTCCGGCAATAATCTTGACGTTATCTCTTATCACAATCTTGTCGTACAACGTTGTGGAATTATCAACAAGTTTCATCACATAATTAGAAAGGGAGTCATTTGGAGCTAATTCAGCTAGTTCCGTAGTCAGGCTCTTGCGTGTCTTGGGGTTAACCACCGCATCGGTTGTGGTAGCCGGGTAAATGGTTTGGCTACCTTTGGTCAGCTTATATATTTTTGCCATAATAAATCTCCTATATTTCTAGATTAGTAACTGTTTCTTCTTCCTCTTCCGGTGGCAAAGGAGGTACAAAATCACTCAGCACATCTTCATATTCATTATCCGACAATGGGAACGCCTGAATTGTATTATATGCGGCATAATCGGGATAAGATGTTATTTCCACCGTGCTTTCATCGGTTTTCCCGGTAGTCAGTACGATTCCTGTATCTTCAACGGAAACAAGGTTGCAGATGCCATCCTGAAAGTCGGAATCGGATATGAAGTATTCACGTTTTACTTTCAGCATACCGGGAGAAAAACAGGGGTTGTCGAAAGCGACAAGCAGGTTGCCGTCTTCCATGCGGCTGCAACCCACATACTCATGCCCGTCAAAGGAGGCTACAAACTTCCCCTTGAACGGATTGAAGTAAGTAAACCGGAAAGGAGTATTCACATCCCCGTTCAAGTTCTTCTCTATGATTTTAAAATCGGACTGATAATTGATTCTCATAACTATAATATTGATGTTACATCGTCTATCTCCTCGGCTGTCAGGTAGCTGGATAAGTCAACACTTCCGCCACCTCCTGTCGTGCCAGTGGCACTCCATGTTCCCTTTGTCTTGCATTGATATATAGGGCCCGGTATGGTGTCACCCACAACAGCCCAGTCACCTACAACAGGAGATGGAACAGCCGCTTTCAGTGATTCAAGAGTAGAGAACAACCCCTTGTTGCGGATACCGTTCTGCTTGACCTTCTCCACTTCGGTAGAAGTCTTGCTAAAGTTGTTGTTAAGACGGTCTGCCGCCTCACTCCAAGTTCCCGTTTTGTTAATAGTATTCAGTTCCATATCACTTCACTTTATTTGGGCAACATGTTCTGATCCCATACAATCTCAGAACCTTTAACCATAATTATGCGTCCTCCCATTATCTGGGTCTGATATATATAACCGTCACTTCCTTTTTGCTCAACAACCATACTGTCCGGACGGAAATACAATACATCACTATTGGAAGGATCATTCATAAAAACACGGGGAACCATACCGTTCAATCCATATTGAAGAGATATGTCCAAAAGCGAATTACCATCATCATCATGAATATCAATTGACGGTCTTCCATATTCATCCTCAGGAAATATGGTTATCTCATAACCTGACGGTGAGGAAACCTTCACTTTCCCGACAAATTCAGGATTTCCGTCAGCATCCCATTTAATGTTCCCATTGGCAAGCTGCCCGGAACCATCCTCATTCAACAGTATCTTACCATTGGCTATTTCAACCTTTCCCCGGAAATATCCGCCCAAAGCATAGATATATCCTCTTAAGAACACATCACCGCCATGAGTCGCAACAAAGTTCGCCATATTCGCCCATTCCGTATCTGTGGGCTGGTAATTAGGATCATTACGGAACCTCATTACGGTCAGAATCGCCTGTTCAAGTTTTCCTCCTGCCCAAAACGCCACATCATCATCGTCATTGTATATGCCGCTAACTCCGGCTGTGACCTTCTGTAACTTGCCATTCTTGTAGTTGCCTAACTGGATCATATTGGCCAATATCAAACCGCCAAGGATGTCCACAGATCCATCCTTGATCGCACTGGCGATATAATTGATTGACTGGAAACCGGCTGTTGCCTTGTCATTGTCAAGAATTGAAGGCTTCCAGTCAGTAGCGATGGTTCCACGCTCTAACTGAAGGTCACAAACGGTTGCGGTACCACTGATAAGAAATATACCACTACCATTGAAGGTGATCTTATGGGTATATCTCTGATAAGAGGATGTGAGAGGTTGAGAAACACTGAAAGAACCGCACGAAACAGACACAGACGTACCCTTTGCTTTATAACTGATAACATAACTTTCTCCTTTAATCAATGATACGGACTGGGACAAACTACCGATTGCGGCAGAGTACCCGGAGCCGGCATCACTGTCCGCAGATACGGTAGCCACTCCCGTCCAATATTCCAGTTGCTTGCTAAAAAGTTCGGTATCCGCCGATAGCTCGGTAGCGGCAGACAGGTCCTCTGTCTCATAATCTCCCGTAAACCCGGAATTACGCAACAGATTGACACTTCCGACAGCCGCATTGTCTATCGCATCCTTGGCCTCTTGGGCAAGATCAGCCGCCGCCTGTATCTCATCCGGAAGCCCTTCCATGTTACGCCATCCGGTGGAACCCTGCTCGATATGGAACATACCCTTGATATCAACACCGCCTTTTTGTGTATAACGGATGTAAGTGCTCTCATCCTTGGCACCGATATAGGCATCACCATACACATTGATATAGGCGTGTCCGGTGGACTTGTCAAAGCCCAGCCCGATAACTTCTTTGCCAACCAAAGAAAAGGTATTGATACCTTGATAGAAAGTAATGGAAGGGGAAGTTTCATTGACTGATGATAAGATTATAGCTGCCTGACGGGTGATATCCGCCAAGTGTCCCAAGCCAATAATATCATCACCGGCAACCGGGATATCACTGTCCTTGTCGGCATTGGTTTTGCTCAAATCAATATAGTCAGATCCTACACCTGTCACCTCACGCCAATAGTAGCGGTTGGATACATTGTGAGATGTACCTTCTTTAATGTTAAATTCTTGGGCTAATGCTAATGTACCGACTGTAAATTCGTTATTGATTGTCACTCCATCGACTTCCGACAAAAAGAAACAGCGGTAGCTCTCATCAAGTTCCTCCACCCTGACACACTTCATTCCGGCCGGAGATATGATCTGTTCACCACCAACATGCGTTTTCTTTTTCACTTCAAGTTCATCAAAGACAGCCTTAATCTTCACATAAAGCCGGTCAACAACGGCTTGAGAGGTACCATCTTCCAATACAGTAATTCCACTACCGTTCTTACCTATAAGTAAACCCTTCAAAAAAGTGATCAGCTCATTGGCGGCGTCAGGGTTTCTCTTGCTGATAAATTCATTACGTGATCTCAGGGAGGAGTAAGCCGTATAGTCACTGGGGGCTTCCGTATCTCCCATTTTCAGAAGTCGGATAAACGTCTGCGCCAGCTCCTGCGCCAGCGTGTATTCCAGATTGTTCAGCGTCGAGTCCACGGATGACTTCCATGAGGTGCTGACCGCCGACGAGCAGTCAATGGAAGCCTCGGAAAGATTGCCCAGTTTCCTCTCTATTCTTGTGATGCGGGTGTCAATATATCCGTTCTCAAAATACTGCGCGTCCTCCAGTCTCACCCTTTGCCCGAGCGATAACGGCACACTGTTTTTATCCACATGGATGTAATCCGTGTCGCCGGAATAGATGGATATGTCCTTGCTGTATTCTGTCAGGAAGCTGTCAACCGCCTGCTTGTACTGTTCTTCCGCTATCGGGTAATACTCATCCGGCATGCGGATATTCGTCAGGATATACGTGTCACCGACGTTCGGTATGATGTTGCCTCCCGGTATCTGGGTATTCTCGTCCGGGTAGGTGTTGATGATCTCGAACTCCTGTGTGTCGTTATGCCAGTTGCACTCGAACTCCCTTCCGGAGAGGTCGCCGTTTTCGAAGGTGATGTGTATCACCTCGCCGCCGATCATGTATTCATCCGGATTGAAGGGCAGATCCTTGTCCTTGATATAATAGACGGTGTATTCCTCCCCGTCCGTATTGGTCTGCTCCTCGGACCTTACCGAGGATACCGTACCCAGACGGTGCGGGAATATATCCTGAAAGGCCGCTTCCTCGCGATGCTCCTTCAGGCCCAATTGAGTGTTCAGGTCGATATACTTGTCCCGTGACGGCAGTTGCAGATGGGTGTAGCCGTATTTTGACGGGTCAATATTTTTGGTTGAGCCTACGGGGATCAGCCGTGTGAACCATTTGATCGAATTGGAATTCTCATTCTGGGTCAGTCCCGTCTTCAATCCCTTCATATAGCCGAGCGTGACCCGTTCGCCGTGTTCGCATTTCCCTATGTTCAGGTATTCCCCGTCCAGCCACCACTCGGTTTCCCAGGCACCGGCTATCTCGCCTGCCGCATCCCAGCAGAACAGGCCGTTGAAGTTGATGGTCTTCCGGTCGCCGGTGACGGCCTGGCCTGCACGCCACGTCACACCGTCGGTGTTGCGGTTCATGTTCGCCACCAGCTTTTCCAGCATTTCCATCGGCGTGCCGTCATAGGCGAAGACGGACTCAAGGTCGTCCTCCCCCTGGTTCAGACGGCAGAACAACAGGTCCTGCATGTCGTGCTCGCGGCCGTAGAAGCTGATATTGTAGGTGTATTTCTGTGTGTCGGTCTTTTTCGGCCGGTACTCCTTCTTTATGGAGAACCGTTTTCCCGATATCTCCACATAGTCGCCGACCGACAGGACGAAGAACTCCCAGGTGGTGAAGTTCACCGTCACCACGAATTCCGCCCCCACCTCCTCGGTCCACCGGGACGATGAGTCGGGACTGACCTTCCTTTTCAGGGTTCCCTGCCTGTTGTAGATCGCAAGTTCCATTTATGATGCTTTTAAATCGTTTTTAATCACTGTTTGAAAAAGGTTTCGGCTCGCGCAGCGTGACCGTGAATCCGGCTATCTGCTGGCCGGTACTTCTGATTGTCGTGAACTGGCTGTACCGGGTATATTCCTTCAGATAGACCTTCATCACCCGGCCTATCTCCGGGACATCCAGCGTCAGCCATCCGGACTTCAGCAAGGCAAGCACGGCGTTGTAGTTATTGAACCACCCGGCCCGTGTATCCGCAACCACCGCCATCTTCAGCGTGATGTCCCTCGCCTCGTAGCGGGGAAGCAGGGTTTCGGGCAGCTCCTCGCCGTCAAGCTCCCGGTAGCTGACGGATGTGTACTCCTTCATCTTCGGCGGCTTCATCAGCGAGTCGTAATTGGTATGGTCCCCCGCGTTTTCCTCGTACAGGAAACATCCCAGGGACGCCATGTCCGTCCCGTTTATTTTCAGCAGTCCTTCCTCCACTTCCATAGTCCTATGTTTTCAGTTTCACACCGCGCCGGAGCTCCGCGATGTTCTCGTTTATCGTCTCGAGGTGTCTGAGGTACTCCGAATTCCCCGCAATTTTGCCCAGGGATGTCGCCATCCCCTCGAGATGCCTCGTAAGGTTGTTGTCAATGTTGATGATACGGTCAAGGGCCGCGTTGCCGATCCCCTCCAGCCTTCCGGCCGTCTCCTCGGTCATGGAGGTGACGGTTCCGGCCCGGCCGGACTGGGAGGAGCCCTCCGGCTGCCTGATGTCGATCCCGGCATCCTTCAGGTAGCCGCCGACCAGGTCCATGATGTTCTGCAGCTCGGGTATGGCGCTCTGGTAGTCGCCTACCAGGCCTTCGGTGCGTTCGGCCACCTTCTTCATCAGCTCCGTCTCGTCGATCTTTCCTTTGGCGTACTCCTCGTACAGGGCGGCAATGTCATCACCGAACGAGCCGACCACCTTGTCAAGCACGATGGTGCGCATCATGTCGGAAACAATGTCACGGAAGGTGTCCGAGGCATAGTCCTTGAAGCTGTCCAGCGCGTCCTTCCCGTTGTCGAACCAGTCCCACAGACTGTCCACGAAGTTCTCCGTCAGCGGCTCGTACAGGGAGCTCACATACTCGTGCAGCTGTTCTATGTATTCGTCGTATTTTTCCCGGAGCTCTATAAGGGCCTCGAGCGTCTCCTTCGTCTGGCCCACAAGTTTGTCGCCGTAGTTGTCAATAAGCGATTGTGCAAGCTCCTTGTTGATCAGTCCTTCATCATCAAACAGCTCGCCTAAGCCCTGGTTCCGCGCCCAGGTGACAAGGTCCTCGGTCTTCTGTGACTTCCCGCCGATACCGGTGCCCAAAAAACCGCTGCTTTTTTTCCGCGTCTCGATACGCAGGTTGTTGATAGCCGCCGTCTGTCCTTCCTTGTAATCCCCCTGGCCCCAGATGTCCCTCCATTCGTCCCACCATGAGAGGGCGGACAAATTGCCCATCACCCAGTTGAGCGCGCCCGTCAGCCATCCGCCCCCGCTCTCGTTGCGGTATATCGCCTGTGACTCCATGGCCTTGTCCGCGTAAGCCTTGGCCACTTCGTCATGCAATGCCCTGTAATCACGGAGATTCTTGAGGTTGTCGGCGGAAAACCAGTTACTCTCGGCCTGCTGCGCCTCCAGGGCGGCGATGCGGTATTCGTTCACCGCATCGGTCAGGGCGTTTATCTCCTTGATCTTCTCGGCGTAGGCCTCGTATTGCCTGAAGGCCCGGTTGTTCCCCAGTTCGCTTATCTTCTGGAACAGCTGTATCGCCGCGGATATGATGGTCAGGATGACCGACGCCTTCTCCACCGCCGAGATGGCATTCACCCCGGTCTGCGCCACTTTGCCCAGAGAGTCGATGGTGGTGAGGGTGAACAGCGCCACATCCCCCATCAGGGTGATGATCTCCCCGGCCTGCCCGCCGATGGCGCCGCCCAGTTCCCCGACGGCACGCGCCAGCTCCCCGACGATGTCCGCCGCTTCCTTTTCGGCTTTCTCCACCCGGGAGGATGACCTGGCCACCTTGTCCTGCGCCTTGTTGTATTTCTCCATCGCGGCGGCGGCCGTCAGATAGGTTTCCTCCATCTTCCCGGTCCTGTCATTATACCTCACCCCCGTGGACACCCGTCCTCCGGCATTCACGGTCTCAAGGTTCCTTTGGGCCTCGGCAAGTTCGCGTTCGGCTTCGGCGAGCTCGCTCTTCCTGTCGGCAAGCGCCTGGAACGGGTTCCGGCTGTCCAGCTCGTCCATGATCTCCCGGATGGTCGTGGTGTATTCCCTCAGGTCCTCGGGGGAGAGCACCTGTGCGGCGGCCTGTTTGGCCTTCTCGAACTGTTCCAGCAGGGAGTTCAGGGTGCCTGTGGAAGTTTCCCTCAGGTTCTCGAAGGCACGTATGTAATCGGGTGATTCCGTCAGCTGCTTGTAGTCCAGTTTGATGAGTTCCTTCCCCTTGTCCTTGGTCGCACGCGCGATCTGCAGGTCCAGGGATTCCACCCCGGCGGCATCCCCTTCCGCTTCGGCCTTGCGGCGCTCCTCATAAAGCTGTCCGATCTTATGGTTGTATTCCTTGTCCAGGGCGGCCCGCTTCTCCTGGTAGGTGCCGTATTCCTTGTAATATTCCACCCATTCTCTCAGGTTCCTGTCGCGGAACTCCTTCTCGATGTCGTAGGATTCCTTCAGGTACCCCATGGTAGCCATCGCCCGTTGCTGGGACGCATTGTCCCTTACGACCTGCCTTTCCTCGGGCGTGGACTTCACACCCCGTTTCTTCTCGGCCTCGTCCATTTTCTTGAGGGTGTCACGCTCTTCCTTGTCGATCTGTGCGAGCGACTCGTCAAGCTCCTGCCTTGCAAGGGCCTGGCGTTTCCTTATACCTTCCTGCATGACCGATATGCGTGCCGCCTCAAGTTTCTGCTGTGCCCTGATACGGGCGTCGGCGAGCTCGTCCTGATAATCCCGGGCCGATTTGCCCGTATCTTTGGTTTCCCTGCCGTCATCTTCCTTTATGCCTGCCGATTTAAGCCTCTCCTTCCATTCCTTTGTCCTTGCAAGGAACAGGTCCGTATAGGATTTGGCCGTATCCTCTGCCGCCTTCTGCTCCTCTTCCAGGGCGGAGACAGCATTTTCGCTGAGCTGTTCGGCCGTGGGAGCGTCCGCCTGACGGGTATAAGTGGCTGATCCGGACGCGGAAGAGAAGAAATTGGCCCTGAACTTGTCCCAGAAAGTCGGGCCTTTCTTCCGCCTTTCCTCTATCTCGTTCTGCTTTTTCAAGGCCTTCTCCGTCTGCTCCGTGGCCAGTTTGAACGCTGCGGCCGCCTCTGCCCTGAGGATCATCGCCCCGATGAACACGTCCGTATTGTCCACCAGCAGGTTCTCGGCATCATTCACGTTGCCCACCTCAACACCGAGTTTCCCGAACTCTTTCTTGTTTTCGGTGATGAACTGTTTCTTATCTGCCATGTTGTCTCCCAGTTCCTTCCATCTTTCGGACAAGGACCTGACGAGAGTGACCTGTTCCGCCACATCACTGCTGCTGCTTCTGAAGGATTCATTCACCTTTTCCTGGGCTTTCGCCGCGGACAGGGCGGCATCCTTCACGCCGAACAGGCTCTTCACCCATCCGCCGATCTCCTTCCCGTATACGACGGACAGGGTGATCAGGGCAGCCATCGCCGTCTGCCACGAGAACAGTGAGGAGAGCACCTGCTTCCACACCGGGGTGGCTTTCTTTCCGGCATCGGTCAGCGCCTCATACTCCTTGCGGGCTGATGCCAGGGCGTCGGTGAACATGGGGATGTTGTTGGAAATGGCAAGGAAGAACATCTGGGGACCCATTGCCAGCGAGGGGAGCTCCCGGGCGATCTGCTGCATGCTCATCCTCACATTATTGAGTTTCGGGGCGGGATCATCTCCCATGAGAGGGGTGGAGCCTGTCTTTTTCTTCTGCTCCTCCAGCCCCTGCAATTCCGTCTTCAGTTGTCTGACAACTCCCTGCAGCGCCTGGATGTCCGCCATCTGGGCGTCGGTATTCGTACCTGCGGCCATGGCCTGTCTGAACCGTTCCTGCAGGGTCGCAAGCTCCTGCTCCAGTTGTGCGATGACAAGTTTGGCAAATTGGCTCATATTGCCCAGGTTGCCCTCCACCGAGCGCAATCCCTTCAGTGTCTTGTCGTCAAGCAGTATCTCCAGTCTTACAGGTTCCATTCCTATCCTCCGAGTTTTGTTTGAAAATATTCAGTGGTGAATTTGTCCGGCCTACGTTTGCGCTCCCTTTCCAGGAGCTCCTCCTTGGTCACGTACCGGCTGACATCCGTGTTCATCAGCATCAGCTCGGCGTAGCTGATCTTCCACAGGATGTGCCGTTTTGTACGGCCGAACCGCTCCATCGCCTGCGCGATGATTCCGAAAACGCTATGGGGGCCTTCCTGCCGGCCCGTTAACCCGTTTTCCTTTCCCGGCTTCCTATCGGCTCCAGCAGCCCCGCTGTCCTGGACGCCAATGGAATAGTATTGCAAAAAGGCTGTATGTCCATGCCCCTGAGCAGTTCGATGAGGGCGGCGGAGAGCATCGCCGGATGCACCCTCCATCTGAGGTACCATGCCACAGGGCCGGAGAGCAGCATCCCCGAGAGCCATCCGGTGCATACGGCCAGTGCGACCATCCGGCTGACCGCCTTTCCCTTTTCCGCCACGAACCGCATCCTTTCTTCATAGTTCATCGCCCTGATCTCCTCCGGGGTGACACCGAGCTCCAGGTACCGCCTTGCTATGCGGATGACCGCCCCGGCGGGCGGACGGCGCATGACAAGGAAGGATTTCCCGGGGCGTTTTTTAAAGGGCCTGAGCGGCATCACCGGAATGCGGATGCCGATGTCAAGCAGCATGTCCGCCGCCTGGCATCGTGTGTCCCTGTCCTCCGTCATGACTCGGAATATTCCGGTACGACGTCACCCGGGGCGAAGATCTTGTAGGGAGGATTCTCCCCGGCCTCCTGCATCTCCAGCTCGCACTCGATGCCCAGCACGTTGCTGAAGTTGATGCCGTTGGCAAAATTGCAGGTGAGCACCCCGTTGTAGATCCGGATCGTGTGGCCGGTCACGGTTTCGATGTCAAACACGCCCTGCACGTCCTTGTCCTCCGTAGGAGGCACGTAGATTCCGGTACTTTCCTTCGTTCCACCCATCACCCGTATCATGTTGTCCGCGGACAGCTCGATGAGCGTGAACGTCCATGTCTTGGTGCCCGGTGTGGACTTGAGCACGGCGAACGGCGCGTTGCGTTTCTGCGCCGCCCAGATGCGGGTCTTGGAAGGTGAGTCGCCTCCGGGCTGCAGCCCGTCCTCGGATATCAGCCCGAGAGCCTTCCCGTTATGTTTAAGAGCTTTCACGCCATAGATGGCGCCGGTATTCGTTTCTGGCATAATGATTTATGTTTTAATTGTTCTTTGATTTGTTTTTAAACCGCCGGAGCCCCCAGAAGAGAAACAGGAGGACAAAACAGCACAACACCTTCGTCCTTGTCCGCTCCCAAAAAGAGGGAACCGGCTGTTTTTCCTCGGCCGTACTCTCCTCTGACTCCCATCTCAGGTCCGAGGTTTCCCTTACGGTGATCTCCGGCCGGGCATGTGAGACGGCCGTGACGTTCACGCCGCCTTCCCCGTCCGATTCCACCCTCAGGTCCAGACCCTCATGCTGCTCCGTCACGCCCATGCCGGCCGGAAGGCCGCCTATCGTCCGGAGGAGCCCGGGTTTCAGTGCCAGGCTCGTCAGAGTCGTCGGGGCCTTGCCGAAGATTATTTCCCCGGTTACGCTCCTCTGAAGAGAGCCCGAGCGGACGGCTGTTCGGCTCTCCCTGTTTGCTGCGCATCCAGACAACAGCAGGACAGCGCTCAGCATACTTGCACTGGTAGCATTTACGCAGTGCCTGTTCCAGAACGATAATTTTCTCATTGACTTTTCGTATTTGGTCGCTTAAATGTAAAGTCGTCTCGGAGAGGTCGTCATACAACTGCTTGTATGTGCCCTCGTTCTCCTTGACCGCACGGACCTTGACGAGCCTGCGGTCACGCCACCAGCCTATTGCCATGGCTATGCACCCCGTGGGGGCCAGCCACTGCTGGAGAAGTTCGAATACAGTGCCCCAGTCCATACGCATATCATTTTTCAGATCATGTCCCAGCCGGCCTCTATGTCCGCCATGACGGCAGGCACGCCGTTCTCCACCCGGCTCATCGCGGCGGCCAGACGGCACATCGTCCCCTTGTCATCCACATCCGGCTCGTAGGTGGTTGGAACCTGAAGCTCGCCGCATACGCTTGAAAGGTAGGCGCGGGTGTCGTTCTCCGTGGACGGGGCGTAACGCCCGATCATAAGGGAGAGGGTCTTCAAACCGTGTTTCTTCCGGTAGTTCCTCAAGGTGATGAGCATGGCACGGTAGCCGTATCCCATGTCGGTGAACTGGAAGAACTCCTTGTCCGTCTGCACCGGGCGGAGGCCCTTCCACCTGTCACCTGACAGGCGGAGGTTCCCCGGGTTATTGTTTCGTAGTCCTCTTGGTGTCGCCATAATCATTCCTCCAGACTTTCCGCAGACGCACTGACAGCAGCCTTGCTTTCCTGTCCGGCAAGATCGCTTGAAAGTGTTATTTCCTTCACATCCCCCTCAAACCATGACTTTCCGTCATAATAGAGAGACACGGTCTTGCCTGGCGCGACTTCCGTACCCTGCACGGTTGCTTTATGCTCAGCTGATTTGTTGGACACGGACAGGCGCGCTCCCGCATGTACCGCGGCCGCCTCAATGGTATAGGTCTGGTCTGACGCGGGAGTCAGCTCAATGGCGTCATCCTGCGATTTCATTGTGATCGTGGTGTTGGATGTTGTGATGACATTCCCCTCACGTGCGTCCAGCATGACCACCTCCTCACCGAACGCCGTGTTCGTGTCCGCGGTCATGAGCATCTTGAAGAAGTAACGTTCTCCGGCATTGGTCAGCTTGTCGATCTGGATCACGTTGAAGTCGTTCTGCAGGTTGACCGCTCCCCAGAAGTTGGACTGCTCGGTCGGTGTAGCCACTGTTCCGATGATCAGACCGTCCGGCCATGAGGATACGGTCTTGATCGTAGTCCCCTTGAAGCGCATGGCGCTGGTATCAGTCCAGTTCACGCCCTTTCCCTCGCGCAGGATAAGTTCGTCGTCATACCGGTCGGCATCGTCAACGGACATGATATACACAAAATTGGGATTGGTGCGGAGAACCTGGGGAGTTGCCTTGCGCACGCGCATCAGACGTTCAATCATGGTGTCGTCTTTCGGGGAGTTCACACGGATTACCTCAGGATCTTCATAGACACGCATCAGAATGCCGTTGAACAGGTGCTCGTCATCCTCCTCATCATCGACATAGATGCCGTTGACGAAGTGGTATCCGAGTTCAAAATCCACCTGGTCGGACAGGGCTTTCAGAAGGACGTTCTGCACATTGGGGGGAAGCTCCCGGAATACCAGTTCCCCTTTGGGCTGGAACGGACGCCATATCTGCTCGAAAGAGCGGGGGTTGAACGTGGTAAAGGCCATGAAGTCTTTCGGCTCAAGCACCTTCTCCGAATAAATGAAATCCCCTTTGGAGTCCTTGTCCTCAGGCTGTTCCACGCGTTTGCGCAGCATCTTGTTCGTTTTCAGCCGGGGAATGGAGTATTTCTTCGTCACATTGGGCACGAGGTTGATCAGCCCCTTCTGTACCAGCTCGTTGCCTGTGGCCGCCTTGGTGAGTATCCTGTCGAGTACCTCACCGTCATAATTCGTATTCTTGATAGTTACACCCATAATCTTTTCATTTTTTAGTTAAAACCGTTCTTTTTCCGGATTTCTTTCCAGTTGTCATTCCATCCGGATTTGTCCTGTAGCGGGGGGTCCGGAACATCATCCACGCTTTTTTTCTTCGCAAGCCCGTCGACAATCCTTCTCCCGTTCTCATAATCCTTCTCCAGCACCGCCTGATACGCGTCACGGTCGGATGGGGCGATACGCCCGTCCTGCATGGCGTCCTCGAGAAGATTCTTGATCTCGGCCTTTCTGGCCTCGCGCTCCTTCTCGACATATCCGTCCAGACTCGCCTTGAGCGTGTCACGTTCCTTTACCAGCGCGTCATACTGTCCCGCCTTGCTTTCAAGGGAGGAGAGCGTGCGCACTACGTCCTCATCCGTCGCACACGAGGCGAAGGATGGTCTCTTCTTCAATTCTTCATACATCATATTACCTGTATTTAATGTTTGATTGCCCAGCCGGGCCTGGAATGCGGCATAAACTTCCTGCGGCGTCCCGGCATCCACTTTCTCGCCGATATCATAGATACCGTCAATGAATCCCATCTCCCTGGCCTCCTTGGCGGTAATCCAATGGTCCTTCCCATCGAAATAGGCATCCTTTATCTCCTCACGGGTTTTCCCGGTCTTGGAAGCGTACATGTCCGCAAGCGTATCCTCCAGCGCCTCCAGCTGCTCGGCGACGGCTTTCATCTCCTCCTTGTTGCCGTAACACCCCCCATAAGGGTTATGGAGCATCAGACGGGCGTACTGGCTCATATATACCGGTTTCCCGCACAGGGCGATGACACTGGCCATGCTTGCGGCAATGCCGTCGATATAGATGGTTATATCCGCATCGCTGGCCCTGAGGGCGTTGAATATGGCCATGCCTGCATACACGCTCCCTCCCGGGGAATTCACACGCACGTCTATGCTCCTGTACATGGAAGCGTATTCATACAGCTCGGAAACAATGTCCTTGTCGTTGATCCCGTCAAAACCGCCGATCTCCCCGTACAGGAGGATGCAGGCGGTATCAGGGGAGGGTATCATGTTAAAGTATCGCTTTTTCATCGGTCGTCTTAAAATTATGGTGCAAATATGGAGAGTTTTTTTACTACAGTCAACACCATTGGGACATGATGCAACTTTACAACCTCATGATGGCGCCATAAGACAGTATCATAAATTCAATATATTGCAAATCATATATTTAAATACGAATTTTGCCGTAAATAAAAAAGATGAAAAAATGGCGGAACTGACCAGCAGACAAAAAAAAGATTTTGCAAGGACTATTTACCTTAATGAAGAACTGACACACGCGGAGATTGCCGAGCGTGTGGGGGTAAAACGTCAGACTGTCTCCCGGTGGGCCGGTGAAGGCAATTGGGAACGGTACAAGGTATCCATCACCATGACACGGGAAGAACAGCTCAAGAACCTGTATCTCCAGCTTGCCGAACTGAACAATGCCATCAACGGGAGACCGGAGGGGGAAAGATTCGCCAACACGGCCGAATCGGACACCATAGCCAAAATAACCGGGTCCATCAAAAAGATGGAAACGGATGTGGGGCTGGCTGACATCCTTTCGGTTTTCAAGAGCTTTGTCAAATGGCTGCGTACTTATGATATGGCACGCAGCAAGGAGATAGTCCCGCTGCTGGACGCTTATGTAAAATCCAAACTGTAAGGCTATGGCAAAACTCAGACTTACCCCCCGGGACAGGGCCGAACTGGCGGAATGGAACGACCTGGTGGCATCCGTCCGGGAAAGTTCGGACATTAACCCGTCCGACTCCGCCGCTGAAATAGAGGAACGCAAGAGACGGCTGGAAGCGGATAATGAAGCGTGGTTCCGATACTATTTCGCACAGTATTACACCTGCTGCCCGGCAGGTTTCCATAAAAAAGCGACACGGCGTCTTATGGAACATGACCGCTGGTATGAGGTCAGGGCATGGTCGCGCGAGCTGGCCAAGTCGGCACGCGCCATGATGGAGATCGTCAAGCTGGCGCTTACCCGGCAGGTACGCAACGTGCTGCTTATCTCGAACTCGCAGGACAACGCCGGGCGCCTGCTGCTGCCCTTCATGGCCAATATGGAGGAAAACCAGCGCATCATCCAGGATTACGGCACACAGAAAAAGCCGGGTTCCTGGGAAACAGGGGAGTTTACATGCCAGTGCGGTTGTTCCTTCCGGGCTATCGGTGCCGGACAGTCGCCACGCGGTACCCGTAACAAGAACTTCCGTCCGGACTTCATCCTTATCGATGATATAGACACCGACGAGGAATGCCGGAACGCGGAACGTATCAAGGCCAAGTGGAAATGGCTTGAAGAGGCGTTGATTCCCACCATGTCCGTCTCAGGACGTTACAGGGTGCTGTTTAACGGAAACATCATTGCGGCGGACTGCTGCATCACGCGTGCCATCGAAAAGGCTGCGGAACTCAGACAGAAAGGAATAGGATACGTGGACATTATCAATATCCGCGATAAGGACGGTATCTCCTCATGGCCGGAAAAGAACTCCGAAGAGGATATAGACCTGTTCCTCTCGCTTATCAGCACCTCGTCGGCACAGAAGGAATTTTTCAACAATCCGGTCAGCGAAGGGAGCATATTCAAGAACCTTGTATTCGGGAAGGTCCCTCCTTTGAACAAATTCAGGTTCCTTGTCATTTACGGGGACCCGGCTCCGGGGGAGAGCAGGAGGAAACAGGCCAGTTTCAAGTCCGTCTGCCTGCTGGGCAAGCTCAAGGGAAAGCTGTATGTGATCAAGGCAAGGGTGTTCCAGGGTAAGAACGAGGACTTTATCGAGGCGTTCTTCGAACAGTACAAACATGTGGGGGGCAAGGCTTCCGTTTACGCCTATGTGGAAAACAACAAGCTGCAGGACCCCTTCTTCAAACAGGTTTTAAAGAAGCACCTGAACAGGCTGCGCAAGAAACACGGCATCCCGCTGAACATCATCCCCGACGAGGAACGCAAGACCGACAAGGCAACCCGTATCGAGGCCAACCTTGAACCCATGGACCGTGACGGCAACCTCATATTCAACGAACAGGAGAAAGACTCCTCGGACATGAAGGAGCTGGTTGACCAGTTCCGGATGTTCGAGCTCACGCTTCCGTACCCCGCGGACGGCCCGGACTGCGTGGAGGGGGGAAACAGGGCCATAGACAGGAAGGCGGGGAACATGGAGAAGCCGGTCATAATAGAAAGGGCGGCAATCCGCCGTTTAAACAAGTACAGGAGGTAAACGACATGTCTGAATTCATCAATCCGGAAGACTACGATGCGAGCATCCACAGGGAGATCCTGGACAGCATCATCAGGGAGGACGAGTCCATAGTGGAGATATGCGAGGACCAGGCGGTGGCGCAGATGCGCTCCTACCTGTCCGCACGTTATGACTGTGACAGGATATTCTCCGCAAAGGGTAAGGAAAGGAACGCGCTCATACTCATGTTCGCCAAGGACATCACGCTCTATCATGTATGCAGCATCCACAACCCCCAGAAGTTCTCCCCCATACGCAAGGAACGTTATGACCGTGCGATGGAGTGGCTCAAGGCGGTCAGCAAGGTGGAGATCAGCATAGCCGACGCTCCCCTGCTGGACGGGGAGACGGCAAGGAACAACCTGCCCACCCAGATAAGAAGCAATCCCAAACGTGTAACACACTATTAAAATGGCAAGGAAGAAAGAGATATCCATAAGCGGCAACATGCCGCTTCCGGGCAGGAACACCCCGGGAACAGTCATCATCACCGCACCCAGGCTGTTCATGAAGGATATGGCGGACTATATGCAGGCCGTCAGGGGGGCGAACAATGTGGACTTCACACAGCGGACGAGGCTGTATGACCTCTATGAGGACATCCTTATGGACGGGCATACGGGAAGCGTCATAGAGAAGAGGAAATCGGCCGTGCAATGCTCACAGATCGAGTTCAGAAGGAACGGCGTTCCGGACGAGGGGATCAACACCCTGTTGCGCTCCCCCTGGTTCTACCGGTTCATCGGAGACCTGATAGACTCGGACTTCTGGGGGTTCTCCCTGTTCCAGTTCTATAAGGACGGGAGCGGATGGATGGACTACAGGCTCGTCCCGAGAAAGAACTATGACCCGGTGAGGGGGCTGATAAAACACCGGCAGGAAGACACCACGGGGGAACCGCTGGAGAATTACCACACGATGCTCTTTGTCGGGGAGAGACGCTCCCTGGGAAGACTGGCAAGGATAGCCCCGTATGTCATATACAAGCGCAACGACATGGCCGACTGGGCACAGTTCTGCGAGATATTCGGAATGCCCATACGCGAGTACACCTACAGCGCCGGTGACGAGCAGGCCCGTGACCAGGCCGTGAAGGATATGGCCGAGCAGGGAGGTGCGGCGGTGTTCCTCCATCCGGAGGAGGCGCAGATGAAACTGATAGAAAGCGGCAACAAAAGCGGCAGCTCCGACCTGTACAGGACCCTGTACGACACATGCAATGACGAGATCAGCAAGATCGTGCTGGGAAACACGCTCACCACGCAGGCCTCGGAACGTGGCACGCAGGCGCTGGGGACCGTACAGGAGAAGGGAGAGAAAAAGCTGAACGAGGCGGACCGGATCCTGGTGCTGAACACCCTGAACTATGACATGACCGATATCTTCACCGCTTTCGGGTACGACACACGGGGCGGAGAGTTCTATTATGTCAAGCCCAAGGAAACCACCGCCGAGCAGGAGATAAACATCATATCCCGGATGCGCCAGATGGGAACTCCCGTATCGGATGAATACGTGTATGAGGCTACGGGAATCCCTAAACCGGACAACTATGACCGGCTCAAGGAAGAGACGGCCTTTAGAAACGGAAAGCCGGCAAACAACGGTGCACAGGAGAAAGAACAACCCTCTCCTGAAAGGAACAAGCGGAAGGAGGACGGTATTGTAAACCGTATCAGGTCTTTTTTCGTCGCCGCCCCGCGGAAAGGGGCTTTAAAATGGTAATGAACGACCTCTACGGGGAGCGCTGCCGCCTTTGTCACGGCCATGCGGATTCCCGCATGCAGGGGGCGGCCGTTTCGTTTGAGTTCACAAGGGAGCTGATGGCAAAAGTGCTGAGGGATATATTCTACCGGACGTTTGATGTAAAAACGGAAATAGACGGGGATCTGTTCCTGGCTACGGTCAGAACTTTCGGCCGTGCGGCGGAGGAAGGATTCGGTCAAAGCGACAATGACAGGCTGGAGGAAGTGTTCCTGGAGCAGATACGCGACAACCTCGATGTGTTCTCCGCTTTCCGCACCCACCGGATGCAGAACGACATTGCCTCGCAACTGCTGGACGAAAAGGGAAAACTGAAACCTTTTTCCCGGTTCCAGGAAGACGTGCAGGCGATTATCGGCACGTACAATACGGCGTGGCTCGAAACCGAGTACGATACGGCGGTACTGCGTGCCCGCCAGGCGGCTGACTGGAAGCTGTTCGACAGGGATGCGGACATCCTTCCGAACCTGCGGTGGCTTCCCACCACCAGCGCGGAACCCGATCCCGTACATGCCCAGTTCTGGGGGATTGACCTGACTTTGCCCAAAGGACATGGGTTTTGGAAAAGCCACCGCCCCGGAGACCGGTGGAACTGCAAATGCTCGCTGGAGCAGACGGACGACAAGCCGACGCCCGGGTATGATGTGCCGTTATCGGACTATCGGCCCTCACCAGGACTGGACAACAATCCGGAGGAGGACGGAAAGCTGTTCAGCGACACGCATCCCTATATCGCCCATGCGTATCCTTCGGCTGAAAAAACCGTAAGGGACTTTATGGAAAGGAGAAAAAAATGAATGTGAATGATGCCGTCAAGGAACTCCGCAGGAAGGAGAAGGAAATCCGGAAGGCCTTCAGCAGGACGCTGCCCCGCAGGATCGGGGCAAAAGCGGTGAACCTTGTAAACAGGAATTTCCGCGAGGGAGGTTTTTATGACGGAGGGCTGCATCCCTGGAAGAGAACAAGAAGACAGGACTCTGCCAAGGGGGCGGCGGGAGAATACGGTCCCCTGCTAAGCCGACGCAACCGCCTGTCCCGAAGTTCGGAGTATGTGGCGGAACCTTACAAGGTGACGATACGGAATGCCGTGGAATATGCGGGAATCCACAACTACGGGGGACGCATGACCACACATCCGAGAGTGACCGCCAAGATGCGGAAGATGGCATGGAGGATGTATTTCAAGGAAGCGGGCATCACCAAAAGGATGGGGAAAAAGGCCCGCAGGCAGAAGGCAGCGGCGGCACCGCCCGAAGCCCTGAAATGGAAGGCGATGGCCCTGACAAGGAAACAGAGGCTTGACGTTAAGGCGGACATGCCCCGGCGACAGTTCATCGGACCAAGCCGGGAGCTGCGTGAAATGACGAGGAAGGAAACGGAAAAGGAAATAACCAATATATTGTTAAAATAACATGGAAACTTTATTCAATGACATTCAGAAAAGAATAGCCGACAACATAGCATGGCTGGACAAACAGGTGGACGAGGATTACGGGCAGCTGGACATGCTCTACCGTGACGACGGGGACTCCGAAACCTATCCGATGGTATTCCCCATGGTGCTGGTTGACACGCCCGAGGTGGAATGGCAGACACTGGGAGGGGCGGGCGGATACATGCAGAAAGGAACGGTATCGGTCATTGTCAGGCTGGCTGTTGACTGCTATGATGACACGCATTATACCAGCGGCACGGCGGACAAGGCCGCCGGAAGAATGGAACGGGCAAAAGAGGTGGACGCGCTTCTGCAGATGTACAAGCCTGAATGCTGCCAGACACCGCTTGTGAGGAAAAGAAGCAGGTTCCACACGATGCCCAGGGGGATAAAGGTCTATGAGACACACTATGAATGCACCGTGTGGGATAATGCGGTCAGTCGGTAAAAAGGGAGAGCTGGGCGGCGGTAAGACGGGGCTTCTTTATTTTGGGGACTGGCTTGACATCAATATCCTTCAGCCTGTTGCAGTTTGAACGGATGATGGCCATGATGCGGTCCACGCTGATAAAGAACTCCTTCTCGGAAAGGATCTTCAATGCGTCGTCAAAACGAAGACGCTGGATTTCCGTCCAATAATAATAGCGGCGCAGCAGCGCCTCGTTGCGTTTCGTGATCAGTTCCGAACTGCGACCTCTTGACATACCCTGAAAACTTGTTTGATGATAATACATGATACCCATCACAAAAGTAGTGATTATGAAATAAATATGCAACAAAGGGAGGGTTAATAATAAAAAAGCCCTCAACGCTTCCGTTTTAGGTCCCCACCATAAAACATAAGAGATACACAGATACTCACACGCTGAGGGCTAAAGTCCTTGACGTGAATATCTGTGTATCTCTTTATAGTGGGGTGCACAAAAGTAATAATAAAAATTGGAAGTTTATGTGCAAGAGCGAAATTTTCTTCAACCTGCTCGTCCTGACCGAGCGTGAAACGGAAGTGCCGAGGGAACGTATACTGGGCGACTTCAGGGACATGGAGTCCACGGACGCCAGATATGTGCTTGTCAGGCTGCTCTCGGAAGCCGGCCTGTATCCCGACCAGATAGCGGGGATGACCAACCGCACGGCGCGGGGAGTACGGCGCCTGCTGGCGCGGAACATCACCTCGCCGATGATCGGAATATATCTGGAACAAATAAGGAAACACATCAGAACAGGACGCTCGACGGAGCGCGTGTAGTTGAGTATGTTTGCACCACGGTCGGATTAGTGACCGGAACTACAAAATACAAATACAACTATGAGTGAATCAAGAACTTTTGTGTTCCCCGAGAACGGGAACTCCGGAGGCGGCACCAACGGCATTCTGGCCATGCTTCCGGCGCTTATGCAACAGCGCGGTGTGGATCCGAACATCCTGGCGCTGATGGGAAACGGCAACAACCGTAACGGCAACGGCTGGGGTGACGACCTGTTCGCCATCCTGCTTCTGTTCATCCTGATGGGATGGGGAGGCATGGGAGGTTTCGGCGGCGCCCGTGGCGGAATGATGGGCAACGGACAGGGCGGCGTGGTCCCCTTCGTGCAGAACGACGCGAACACCGCCGTGATCATGCAGGCCGTACAACGCAACGGATACGACATCCAAAGCCTGGCCACCGCGTTGAACACTTCCTCGGACGCCGTACAGGCCGCCATAAACAGTCTTGGCATGCAGATATGCAACATCGGCAACCAGATGGGCATGAACACCAACCAGATCGTCACCGCGATCATGCAGGGCAACAACGCCATCCAGTCGCAGATCTGCCAGTGCTGCTGCCAGACAAACGAGAACATCACCAAAATGGGCTACGAGAACCAGCTGTCCGTATGTAACCAGACAAACGCACTGGTGAACACGGCCAACCAGAACACGCTCGCATTGCGTGACGCCGGTACGGCCAATACCAACGCCATCATCAGCAAGCTGGACGCCATGCAGAACCAGGCGCTGCTTGACAAGATCGACTCGTTGCGCGAAAAGAACAGCACGCTCGTCAACCAGCTCTCACAGGAGCACCAGAACGCGTATTTCGCACAGGTGTCCGCACAGACCATCGCGCCTGTCAACGCCGCGCTGGGTGATCTGAGCGCCCGTCTGGCGAAGATTGAGTGCAACCAGCCCGAAGTGGCCAAGGTGCCGTACAGCCCGGTTGTGGGAATCCCCACCTGTGTGGCGGCCCAATATGGTCTTGGATACGGCTTCAATCCTTACGCCGCCGGTAATGGCTTTTGGGGTTAATTGAGGAAGGAGGCTATTATGGCAGTATATCCTTTCCAATTTGTAAACCGCAGGGGTTCTGCGGCCATATCAACCTCGGGAGTAACGGTCAATACCGACAATGTGGTGTTCTCCTTTCCCAACCATGCCTTTGTGAACGCATGGTACAGGGGGACCATCTACATTGACCTGGCGCAGGCCGTCCCCACAGGGACAACCGGGACGTTGCCGGTCCTGTTCGAGACAAACGGGGTGACACAGGCCGTGACCAAGTACAACGGGGAAGCGCTGACGGCAGCCGACATCCCCGGTACGGGAGTGTTCGAGTTCTGGTTCGACAGGACGACAAACACCCTGCAGATAATGACCGGAGTAGTTTAAGAACAAGGAGGGAGGAATCCCTCCATTTAAAGAGAAACAATTATGCCTTTCCAGAATTTAAGAGTCAACAGCCAGTTTTACATACTCCATAAGGACGGGACGCCTTATGTGGAGGTCGGCGCCATTGCGGGAGTATCCAATCCGGTCCCGGACGGGACACAGCCGGTGATGTTCGGCCAGCCGATGAAGATGGTGGTGGACATCACCGTCAAGGTCGGCGAACAGACCGTCACGTTCCAGAAGATACCCGCGGGGGCGGACATCGCCGACGCGAATTTCCCCGGAGGCGGGAACATGGTCATATCCGGGTCAAGGGAGTCGATGAACTCCGAGGTGGCGGCCATGAGGAACAGGTCCGCGGAGATACTCAGAAGCATAGACCACCACCGTGCCATAGTGGACGCCTGCGGCAAGATGATGGAGATACTGAATCCCGAGTTTGCCGAAAGGCAGAGACAGGAGGCGGAAAACAAGGCTCTCAGGGAGGAGATATCCGAGCTGAAGGCCATGATGGCCGAACTGCTTAAACCGGCGGAAAGGCCCAGTACGAACAATTCTAAAAAACAACAAGTATGATGATGATCGAGATAGAAGACAGCAAGGTCGAGAGAATGTCCGATTATGCCGAAAAAATGCTCAAGTATGGCGGCAAGCTCATGCAGTGCATTGAGGAACTCTCGGAAGGGAGCGGCATGGGACAGCGCGACGACGGCTACGATGACTATGACGAGTATGACGACATGGGACAACGTGGCGGTTATGGAAACCGTGGCGGATACGGCGGAGGATACGGGAACCGTTATGGCGGCGGCTCGATGGGCCAGCGCCGCGGAGTGCCCGGAACAGGACGCTATTCAAGATACCGTTAGTTTAACCCGCCGGGACGGAGGATTCCCCCGTCCCGGCTAACAAGAAGACTATGAACAGGACAAAGGAACCTCTGGACATATACGATGACCGGCCAAAGGAGCTGACGGCGTACCTCCGGCATAACGGCTGGCACTTCAACAAAAAGCTGTGCGACTTCGCCGTGTCGCTCATGCGCAGGATGAACCCGGCAACTGGAAAAAGCGAGAAGATCGAACCCATGACCAAGGACAAGGTGGACGAACTTCTGGCCAAGAACGGGGTCAGGGTGGAGAACAACACATTATATGACTATGTATACGTGGCCAACCAGGCAAAAGCGGACTGTTTCAAGTCCTCCATCGCCGACGAGCCCCATCTGGCGCTTTACGTCAAGGATATCATAGATGACTATGACGCTCCGGAAGGCATGGTCATGTGCATGTGGTATGCGAAAATGACAAGGGCCGGGGAACCGGTGGAATGGGACGAGATGTTATGATCCGCCAGCGGTTTGACATAGAGGAATACGGCTGGAAGGTGGCGGTCTACTATGCCGTGGACTGTTACTACACCGACGAGATCATTGGCAGACTCTATGACATAGGCTGCCGCGGGGATGATCTGGAAACGGCGTACAGGAACCTGTCCTCCGGCAAACCGGACACCGGACTCACCTATTCCAACTACAGCACAAGGCAGACGGTCATGGTGATAGGGATCACATCGTCACCCGCCGAGTTCCAGAACTCCTATGACCATGAGAGGAAGCACCTGGAAGCGCACATGGCAAAGGCACTGGGGATCGACCCGTGGGGCGAGGAGATATGCTACCTGTCCGGCAATATAGGACAGAAGATGTTCGACAAGGCCAGGTTGCTGCTGTGTGATTGTGAATGTTGTAAGAAACAGATAAAGGAACTTATATGAAAAAGAAAGAAATCAGGAAAGCGCTGGAAGGCGGCACGCCGTTCTCAAGCCTGTACTCCCTTCTCCCCTCCGGGCAGAAGGAGAAATTCAAACAGTTCGCCGCGGCATTCGGATTCACGGAGCGGCAGGTCAGGGAAAGACTGCGGAAAGAAACACGATAGCTTCTCATTGACAACGGGCGCCCCCGCATATTATTGTATGCCGCAGGCGCCCGTTCCGGTTTCATCCGTTTTTTTACTTCCTTATCAGGACGGAATATTGGGGTCATTCTATTCATGTACAGGTATTCAGGGCATGGACTATACAGTCGGTTACTATAAGGACCAGCCCGATTATAAAAAGTATGATAAACGCATCTCTTATCACAGCCGATGTCCTGTCATTCCAAAGTTTCACATTCCAGTTAAAGAGATATGCGCCTGTAAGCCCTCCTACAATAAAGTATAAACCTATAATCATATCTTCTCTATTTTATTTAATCTTTCTTCAAATTCGGCAATGATACAATCTGCATCACCACCATGTATCCAATTCTCCAAAACAGAAGACAGAGTTTCAATGGCTTTCCGTTTCATTTCTTCCTGTGCCATTGCAACGGCTTTAAAAGCATTTTCTTTTGCGATAACCGGGAAGTTGGGATTGACTACCACAAAACTCTCACTTTCAATATATTCTTTTGACTTGCTCATATCCATCATGTTTTGAAGATTATTTAGAATATTGTTGTTCTTTTGTACACGTATTTGTCCCAAAACGCCCTATCGGGCAGTCGTCACAGTAAAAAGTAATACTTCTGTAGTCTGCCTTACTTCCACATGGATGCTCGGTAAGCTCCATAACTTTATCATTTAAAAGTCGTACATTCTCTTCGAGTTCATTCACCTTATTAATAGGTGTTAGAGCTTTATATTCTTGTTCTGTTAAAATATACTGCATATTATTTCTCTTTTAATCGTTGTAACACATCTTTATTTGTTTCTAATATTTCATCGAAAGACGGGATTTCTCTCCAATGAGTAACATCCCAAGGTCGGAATGTTTCATAGGAGTAATTGTCATTCCAGAAGTATATATTGCTATCTTCTTCTATATCATAACATGCAAGCCTAATAACACCATCTTTAAGTCTTATTAATACAGGCTGTCCTTCCTCCGGCAACCGTTCCTTAACGCTTATCCAAGGTGATTGCTTTGATTGCCATTCTGCACCAGCAATGAACCCTTGATAATATGCAGGGAATAAACTACCACTGCTTCTACTTTCAGCGAAAGAATGAGCTGTTTCTTCCAATGTCTGTTTCATATCCTATTCTTTAAAGTTTCTCATGTATTCGCAATCCTCATCACATACACCTTTCTTTGCACAGTGAGGGATATTAGTTCCCCGCTCATATTCAAAATTATAACATAGGTTTCTGTTTTCTTTCCTTCTTTCCATAGGACCAAGTGTTCTTGCTGAACTCCATGATTCATAGTCATTGCTAGACGCCTCTTTAAGAACGCATCCATCATCGTTATATAGCTTTCTAACTTCATTCATAATCATTCTTTTATAAATTCAAGTTTGTACCCTAAATACCCCGATTTACCTTCCGCATCCATAGCCCGTCCTGTCAAGTTACCATAAAGTTCATTCATGATAATGTAAAATATTACTTTGGGTAATGGTTTTTGCAGATATTCAATGTACACATTAAATAATTCATGCTTTGGAGTTACCGTTTCGATTTCTCTGAAACATTCGGTTATCGGACGAAAATCAAATCCATTCTTCTTTGGGTTGGTCAATAGTTCCTTATAGGCAGCTACAAGACCAGGGGATAATTGTATTGTTTCACACTTCATACTTGTACTATTTCAAATTCATCTGCATGTTCCTTACCAATCCAATCCCGTTTCTGATTTTCAGTTGCGGTTTCATAGATTCTTCCTCGCTTAGACAAATGCCTTTTCCTAAAAATACCTTCTTCTCCAAGTTTGTCATAATCTCTTCTTGAAGGGGATAATCCCTTTGCCCTGCAAAAGAACAATCCCGTTTCCTTGTGTCTAAATTTTACTGCCATTATTAATCCTCGAACTTTTCAAAGTGTACATCTTGGTTATCTTGTCTCACATTACAAATGCAATAATGATCATTGCATTCTGGTTTACAATTAAAGAAGCATTTATCACATCCGCATATAATATCGCTATCTTTTTTCACGATAATTTTGGCCCCATCACATTCAAATACTTCTCCTATTTTTCTTTCCTGTCTCATAATTGTTCAATCTAAGTTCTATTTGTAAATTCTTTTACTTTGTTTATTATCTCTTCAATTTGTTTTTCAGCAGTATCGCTTTTGACATCTATAGTGTTACTTTTTTTTATAGCTGAGTCTATAAATTCAGATAATTCAACCAATTTGTGAGTTATAGTATTATCTAAACCTCCAAAACCAACAATTGAAAGGGCTTCGCTTTGGCTCTCTTTTACTTTTCGAGCCGATTCAAGAAAGGCTGTTAAAGTTGCATTAGCATAAATCGTATTACGATAGGAACGGTCTATTGCTGACAAAATTTCATTTTTTTGTTTTATTAGTGGAATCAACAACTCATTTTTTTTAGCCAATATTTGTTGATTTGCTGCTTCTGTAAATTCAAGCATAATATCCAAAGCCTCTTCAGTACCCTTTTTATCACTTGATTTCCCTGCATTTTCTATGATCCCATAAAGAGACAATTCACCTTTCTTGTATTTGTCTAATTCTGCCTTCAAAACATTATGAATAATATAAGGAGAGTAGATATCATTTATAAATGAATTTATATTATCCTCTACTTTATCATAATACATTTTAATAGTAGCACTATGTGAATCATGAAATGTCTGCAAATCAGTTCCTATTGTTTTTGATAGGGTTACAGTTTCTTTGGGTTTTGTTCCAATATACTTTTTCATATCAATATGGATTTTACAAAGCCCTTCCAAGGCTATTTAATTCATTTCAAGTTCGTTATGAATTATTTTTTTATAACTACCGCCATTGTACTAATAGAAGTGCCACTCTCTTTAAACTCGCCTGCGCTGATTTCAAACACTTCTCCATGTACTTTTTCCAACCATTCCCGGAACTCAACACATTTCTTTTCAGACGCGAATTTCCAATGCTGACTAGTTATAGCTGCAAGAATTCCACCTTCTTCCAAGCGTTCATACATAAGTCTTACATGGTCTATGTCTTGATTGCCGGAGAATGGAGGATTAGCAATAATCTTAGTGTAATGCCCTACACTGTCTTTCGTAAAATCTTCATCAAGCAATATTACGTTATCAAGTGTATGAAGGAACTCCCTGTTTTCTGGCATCAGTTCATAACATTCAACTGTTACTGACGGGCACGACCGATGAATCGCTTTTATCAGAGCACCACGTCCGGCACTTGGTTCAAGTACGGTATCTGTTTCATGAATTCCACCGGCAAGCATTACCAGCCAGTCTGCAATATCAGCAGGTGTTTCAAAGAACTGAAAATCTTTTTGCAAATCGCATCGCTTACCTTCTTTCAAGATGGAGAACACACGTTCCGGATTAAAAGGAAATGTGAAACCCTGTATCTTCCCACCTTGCCATGAGCCGCCGGCTTCTTCTATCCACTTTTTTGCTTCGGCATAAGATTTTTTATTGAATTGAACTTGAGGAAGTTTGAGGATATTGTTCTCAAGAGTACAATGTTTCAGTATTTCTTCCACATTCCATTTTTTGCCTTCGTCAGCCTGTTTTTTCTTTTCGTCCGTTGAAGCGTCCGGCGCTAAAAGTGAAGATATTTTTTGAACAACTATGTTGCTCGCATTCACGAAGGTATTGACACAGGATAGTGCTTCCATGAGAAATTTTGTATCAACATGTCCGGTCTCGTCATAGATGTCTATCCCTTCGGTCATGGATGACAGTTCATTGAGCTGCGCTACACTACCATGTAACGTTTCGATTAAAATCTTTTTTTTGTTCATCATAACTTTTTTGTAAATAAATTCTAGTTGTGTCTACACTCCCGTGACCTAGAAGGTCAGCCAGTTGAATAACATCTTTATTTTTTTTCAGGAACATCTTAGCGAAAAAATGGCGAAAGGCGTGTGCGTGCATCTTCTTTGGATCAATGCCGCAATGTTTTCCCCATGCTTTCAAGTGCTGGGAAAAGCCACGCTGTGTGATCGGTCCGAATCTCCCTACCGCAAAAATCCCGGTTTTACCATATTCTTTAGCGTAAACCTTCGCTTCCTGCTGAATTGTTTTTTGGAAGAAAAAACGTCTGTACTTGTTACCCTTTCCTTTTAATACTACTTCCCCGGATATGATGTCTTCCCACGTAAACTGTTGGAATTCCGACAGACGGGCACCCGTTGTACCCAATACCTTGACAAAGAAGTAATAGTCCTTGTTGGATTTCGTTTTCAGGAAATCCAACAAGCGGTTGTATTCCTCTTCGGTCGGGACATTGTTCACATCGAGCTTGCGCTTCATCTTAGGCCGCTTAAGCTCTATAGGCTTCTTCAGCCATTTGGAAAATCTTTCTATTGCTGTAATCCGCAAACGGATGGTAGCGGGAGATAATTTTTCTTCTTCAAGACTTTTTATAAACCTCCTGCAATTATCCATGTTTACCTCATTGGCATACTCGAAATACTTCTTCATTGAAGTATAATATAAATTAACTGTATGAGGGGAGTAGTCATTATTATCCGTCAACCATACTATAAAGTCATTCAATAGCTTTTTGCTCTTCTCGGATATGACGTCAAGTTTTTCCAGTGGCTTTACCGTCTTATCCCTCCTTCCATATCCGATGTTAAGGAAAGACAATAGATCGCATATAGCTGAACACATTATGGAATGACGCACCATGACATCAGCATTTTCACGTTTATAAACCAGATAGCCACGACGATTGACATCTTCAGTACGTTCAAGAAAATCCGTTACATATTTGATATATTTCCCGACAGTATCATAAGTCCTGCCTGTTGTGTATAAGTAGGAAATATAATCAGTTAATATCTTCTGCCTGTCATTATTCATAATCTTGTTTAATTAAATTACACCAATCATTGCTATCTTCGAAAAAACATCTGTATCCATTAGCCGTATGTTTGCCTCTTACTTTCCGACATATAGCACTGATCAAAGAAGGAGCCACGCCAATCATCTTACCAGCCGTTTGTATCGAAGGGAATACTCCACATAATTTCTCATCCTTTATCAAAACAACGCTCTTTTTATTCATGCCTGCACCAGTCTTATGCCAAGCCCCACGTCCTTTAGACAGATTTTTTATACTTCTGGCCTTGGAACGTTTTGAATGATAAACCATTTTACGACCCTTGTTGCGAGAAATACAACCTTTTAAAAATCGTCCGGTAATTAAGTCTCTCTCAAATCGCTCAGGCGGTATATATAATTCACTCATTTCCGATTCGGTTATGAGCCATTTGCCGACACCGGCAAATGGCAGATTATTATTTCCTCCAAAAACTGTCTCCGGAGATTGACCGGGCCGTATCATCCGCAGTAAGCCGGATATACCGGAAGAAGTTCTGCTCAGACCTGTGCCCTGTCAGTCTCATGATCTCCAATGTCTTCATCCGTCCTGTAAGATACATGTTCGTAGCCGCGCTTCTTCTTGCCGTATGGCTGCTGACCAGTTCCCATTTCTCCCGGGTCTCCGTGACCAGCCTTCCTCCCTTCGTGTAGGAGAAAGTGATCCTGTCGGTAAGCCCTATCTCCCTCATGATGACCTTCAGATACTTGTTGAAATACTGTATGCACAGTCCTCCGGGTATGTTCCCGTCATATTTCTCGAATATCTCCCTTACATAATCATGAGCCGGGACCTTGACGTCCACATTGGTCTTCTTTGTCCTTTTTATGATGTATCCATCTCTCAAATTGTCTTTTGTCAATGTCGAATAATCGGAATATCTCAGAGCGGTCAGACAGCCTATGACGAACAGGTCACGTATCCGCTCCCTGGCCTTTCTTCTGTCCTGCCTCTCAAACTTGTAATAGTAGATCCTTGCGATCTCGTTCATCGAGAGGAAAACGGCATTTACCGGCTCCTCACGCAAATCTGTTCCGTCATAGGTGGCGTCTACGGCGTAATTGTACTGCGATGCCTTTCTGACGAGCGACTGTATCTTCTGGACATAGCCCGCTATGGTGTTGTGACGCAGCCCCCGGCTCTCAAGATAGACAATGAAGTCGTCCAGAAACTCCTCCGTCACGGAATTGGTGAAGATGTCACAGTCGAATTCGGTGGAAAACCTGTCTATGTGCCGGAGGACCGCATCATAAACCGCGGCATAATGTCCGGACCTGCGTTTTCCCCTTCTCTCAAGCATATCCCTTGCAAAGTCCGTGAAGTACACCCCCTCAAGCGGCCTGTCCTGCCGGAAATGGTTGATATAGTCCCGCCTGGGTTTTCCGGACCGTGCGGGAACCGTCACCTGCAGTGCTGCTAGACACCTCCCGTCCCGCATCCGGCCAGCCTTGCAATGATCGGGCGGAACTTTTCCTTTCTCAATCTCACATCATAATACGCGGTTGTCGCCCTGCATCTGGATATCTTCAGGAAGGAGGCTATCTCACGGAACAGATACCCTTCCTCATACGCCATATAGCAGAACAGCATCCTTGAATCGGATATGTTCCTGGATATCATCCGGGACAGGATCATTTCCTGCGAGACGCCCATCATTCCGGAGATCTCGTCCAGCATAAGCTGCATCGGTTTCTTTTTCTTGTTGTCTTTTCTCAGGTTCATAAGATTGTTTTTTAAAGGTTCTTAAATCTGTTTTAAAAGCACCGGCTCCTTATGCGGTGCCAGATGGTTCTTTTCCTGAAACTCTGCGGACGGAACGCCCTGTCACGCTTATGCCAGCCCTCCCGGCACCGGAGTCTTGATTCATCCAGTATATCCTCCATCGCGGATTTGAGACTCTCCAATTTTTCCACGGAGAGCAGCAGGTACTCATTCATTCCGTCCTTTTCCATACATCGCGAGATTTGGGGATTCGGGATCATAGGGCTCCACGGTGGTAAGGGTAACGGAGGATACGACCACGCGTCCGCTCCCTTTGCAGGCGGGACAGGTCATGGTACTTACGGTGTCCGTCAGCTCGTCCAGGTTCTCAAGAAAGCCCTGGCCGCAGCATGTGCGGCACAGGACTACATGGGGATGGTCAAACTTCCTTCTTATCATCACCGGGAAATTCAGGTTTCACATCAGCAGTGTAGGGATAGACATCCATAATGGCGGTCTCGGCCACCGAGCCGATGACATAGTCCGCCAGCGTGCCCTTCATCCCCTCGTCCAGCTTCTTTACGGCATCGCGAAGGTCGGAAGCCTGTACCAGTACGGTAGTGGGGGTCTTTTTCTCCGCTCCGCTCTTTTCGTCCAGCGTGATGAAGAACAGCTTACACTTGAACCAGCGGTCGGCCGCATCTTCCTCAGACGGGAACAGTTCGCTGTAACCGACGCGTTTGACGCCCGAAACAGTAAATTCACCGTTGATATACGGGTTCATTTCTTCAATAATACGGGCTTCCGCTTCCGTGAAGCTGAGCGCGTCGACCAGATAGGCTTCCGTTACTTTCCTGTTCATGCCGTTCTCCGCCACCTTCTCGTAGCGGATGGAACATTCAAACCAATTGTGCATCATAATTTACATCTTGTTAAATGAGGGTTCTATTCTTTTCCATTGATTGTTTCCGTCCTTTTCCTCGAAGTAGAAGCGGATCACCGTGCCTTCCACCACGTTGCTCTCACGGAAGAGCTGCATGATTTCCGAATATTCGGGGTCGTTGAAGTCGTCCTCGAGCTCGTACAGGCGGGAGATGGACTTGTAGTCAAGATCCCCGGCCTCGTTGCGCTGGAGCAGCGACATGGCCAGCTTGTACATGGGGTTGCGCCCGTCATCGCCCTTCTTGCCGATCCATGCGTTCAGGTAGTCCACTAGGCGCTTCTCTGCCACGTCGGCCCTCTCGTCGAAGCCCTTGACCCGGTTCCCCTTGACGGAAACCTTGAAGGTGTCGTTCTTCACCTCGAACCCGAGCTGCTCGTCACGTTTCAGACCGCCGTACTCCTTCAGCTGGTCATAGTAGGCGGTGGCCTCCTTACGGAGCCATTCCTTGAACTCCTGACCGTCCTTGATATACTTGCGGAGCTTCCTCTCCACAGAGGCGAGGAATCTGGCACGCAGCTTCTGGTAGTTCTTCTTTCGGTCCCCGTCCTTTCTTTTCTTTTCGGCCTGCAGCTTGCTTAGCAGGGCCTCACGTTCCTTTTCAGATAAATTCTTGATATCCATATCTGTTCTTATTTATTAGTGAATAAATTCCTGAATAAATCAGGGTCGATTATCTCCTCGTTGCAGTCAACGTTCTGTTCTATGGCTGTCTGGCATTCCTAGCAGAGATGGTTCACGGTCATGTGGTTGTTGTATTCACAGAACACCTTCCCGCACAGCCCGCACCGGGCGAACATCGGCTGCACGGTGTCCGCGTCCTCCCGGCAGATGTCCAGCCCTTTGGCGTGGCAATCGGCACACATGTCAGCACATTCCTTTTCGAATTTCGTCTTTTCCATTGTCATCATTGTTATTGTTATTATCGTTTATCCATGCTACCAGAATCCATAACATGGCGTTCAGTGACCATGTTTTCGCCCAGAAGTCATCATTAACTATCATGCCCGTGAAAGCCGAGAGGGCGGATATCACATACACAAGGTGCTTTATTCTCATACCTCCTCCTTCCGTCTTATGGCCTTCAGCTGTTTCAGTGTGGCCTTCAGTTCCTCCAGATTCTGGCTTGACACCGGCTTCCTGCATCCTCCGTGGCTCTTCAGGAAGGAGGTGATCTTCGCCTTGTTCATCTCAACCTCCACGGGATTGTCGCTGCGGTAGCTCCTGTTGAGAAAACCGATGTCCATTGACACGGCGTAAATGGCCTTGACCAGTGCCAGTTTCTCCCGTCTTTCCGGATCCTTTCTCCCGTCGGGATCGAGCAGCGTCCCGATCAGCCTTGCGGCCTCGCTTTTGCACAACTCCGCGGACGTCGTTGTCCGTCCGCCGCTGAACTGCCGGACAAGATGCCTGTATTCATCCTCGTCCAGTCCGAACTGCCGTCTGAGGCGGTGTATGCACCGCTTCTGGGCATTTGTCGCGGGTAATTCAATTGTCTTGTTCATTGCTATTGCTGTTAAATGGTTCGTCACTGTTCCTGAGCCAGCATCTCTCATAGCCCTCCTTCCAGACCACATAGAATCCTTTCGGACCGGGAACACCACGGCTCATGTACCGGGCGCAGAACCCGTTCACCTCTATGCGGGAGAAGCAGTCCCTCTTGACTCTGTAGGCCACCGTTCCCTGCACTTCCTTCCCCTCCACATGGGAGATGTATACGAATATCTTCTTCCTGTATTTCTTCCTGAGCTCGACCAGCTGTTTGGCGGTGACGTCCATCTCGCCTTCAAGACTCTGCAGGGAGTCGATGATGACCACGTCCGGGGATCTCTGTTTCCCGAGGAATTCGTCAAACTCCTCGAAAGTGGGGACCTCGTCCCAGAACAGCATCCCGCTCCTTGACGAATTCATGAATCCGAGCAGGGAGTCCCTGAAATCGGACTCGACACCCATCTCAAGGGAAATGAACAACACCTTGTAGCCGATACGGTCAAACTCCCTGGCCAACTGGAAGGTGAAGGAGGTCTTTCCCTGTCCGGACTTGCCGTATACGATCCACGCCCCGGACTTCTGCCTCTTTCCAAAGGCATCCATGAAATCCTTGGAAAAGGGGATGTATTCGTATTTTTTGTTCAATATGTTGTCAAACGACAATGACCTGATCATAAGCCGGCTCCTCCGTTGCTGATTTCCTGTCTGATTACCACATTGTCTATCATTCCCGAAAGCTCGCGCAGGTCATCGGCGAACAATACCTGGCGGGGATCGTCCTCACGCGGCTGCTTCTTGACCTTGGGAAGTTTTCCCCATATCTCTTCCGCCGTCTCCCTGTCCTGCACGCCGTTGGCCATACAGATGGCGATGACATCCTTTTTGGTAGCGCCCAGAAGGGTGATGTAATTGCGGCCGAAACGCCCGTCTATCTCGTCATACCCTTCGATACGTCCCACATACCGCCTGATATTGCGCTCCAGAGTCTCCGTGCCGGCCACCAGACACCCCATGCGCCCCAGCGTGTCATCATACAGGGGAATAAGCGTGCACATGGCCGAATGCGTGAGCTTGCCGGCATCATCTATCAGCAGGACAGGCTTATAGGAGGACAGGGAATTCATGTGCGCGATGCACAGGTCCAGCAGACTGTCATTATCCATATAGCGCGTCACATTCTCTCCCATGGCCTGTGCCAGTTTGGTAAGGAACTTGCGGCTGCTCCATTTGCGGCACTTGATATATACAACCCCCTTGTCACCGCACAGATTGTACAGGTCAATCAGAGACTGGGTCTTTCCGCTTCCGCTGCGGCTGCTGATACATACCCATTTGCTCTTTCCCCTGGCAACCTCGAATGCCCGCTTCACCTGCCGGTAAGAGGTTACGGTATCAACCACATTGCGGGAATTCTCATAGAAATAAAGGCCTGTGGCGATCCTGACCGCCAGGTTGTCGTCATTCGCGCCGTACTTGCCGGAACGGAACTGGGACATCGCCGCATCGGACACGCCGCAGCGACGGGCCAGTTCTGAAGGTTTTGAACCACGTTCTATCAAATTCTCTATGTACTGTTTCAATGCTTCCTTATCCATAATTATGCTGTTTTTAAAGTGTTATTAAATCATCTTGAAAAATTCATGTCGGCGTCGTCCCATTCGTAATCGTCATCCGCAAGAGGGGACGGAACCCTGAGAGGTCCGGGCGCAATCTCTTCAAAATCCACGTCCTCCACCGTCTGGCCGCGCGCCTCGTACTTGCGGTCCTTGTGCCGTCCCCGGCTGTCGGTGAGCAGGGCGCGGTCCAGCAGGCTGTTGCTCTTGAGAAGCGGGTTCCGCTCCTGCATGGCGGTTATCACCTCGTCCACCTGCTCCTGTCTGGCCACATACCGCCGCTCGAACTGCCGGTTGAACTCGTCCACCTTCCTGCGGTGCTCGAAATGTTCGGGTTTCTGGTCGATCAGGGCCATCGGTGTCTTCATGTCACGCTGCATGAGGAACTTCAGATCCCCCGTTTCCTTTGCCAGCCGGTGCCCTTTGGTGGATTCGGCATTGACGATGAGCACCTGCGACAGATCGTCGGGATCGTAGTGCACGGACCAGTCCTCGTGGAAATGGTTGCGCAGCTCCATGTCGAAACTCTCGTAATTGATCCTCTCCCCGAAGAGCTCGATCAGCAGGCCCTTGCCGGTGAGCCGGTTGGTGCGCCCCGTCGTGTCGCCCATAAGAAACAGGTATTCCTCGTCGCAGAACGGCATCCGGCGTTCCATGGGGGTGCGTTCCCATGCGGCCATGTACGCTTCCAGCTTCTTGGCCCGCTCCCTTTGCATGATGCCGTGTATCTGCGCCAGCACGCCCTCCTCGTCGGGGATCAGGTGGCGGTTCTTGTTCAGGATCTCTATATTGGGCTGGGAGCCGCGCCTGCTGTTGATGTTCACACCGCTCCAGTTCTTCTCCAGCTGGTAGTACGTCTTGTTCAGATAATTGAAGTACGGCTCGATGATCTTGGCCTTGGCGTTGTGGAGCGCGGCGGGAATGTAGTGCACCGTCATCGCCTCATAGAACGGAACCATTACCCCCTTCTGGTAGTTGTCACTCTGCAGCTGCAACGGCTTGTACCGTGCACCGAACAGTTCCCGGGCGTGCCTGATGGCGTTGCGCAGCGCCTCGCGTATCAGCGCCGGGCTCTCATGGTCGCCGACGGCGTATCCTATCGGGTACTTGCCGCAGGCGTCCAGCACCACCACGATGGTCTTGCGGTTGTGGTAGGTGGTCTTCTTGTAAGTCCTTGTCTCGCCGTCCACCTTTTTGTCCATCGGCTGCCTCTTCTGGTAGACCAGTTCCACGTCCCATCCGTCCAGTGTCCAGTAGGTCATGGCGGTCTTCGGAGCCTCACGCTTGTGCTGCATCTCAAGGGAGTTCCTCAGGACAGTGGTTCCGCGCTGGTGCCCCAGGGTGGTGGATTCCATCATCTTCCGGTACCTGTCCACCGTGACAGGGCTCTTGATTTCCGGTTTCCCCAATATGGAGGCTATCTTGTTGTACTGTTCCATTATCTGTGCGTTGTTCAAATTCATGTGCTGGGAAAGCAGCTTGTGCATGATCGCCTCGTCCTCCTCGTCCCTAATCAGGGCGGCGGACGTGTTGCCCTTGTTCTTATGCACCAAAGCGATGAAGCCTTCCGACTCATACTGGTCCACTTTACGTTTGAGCGTCTTTCCCGTCGAAGGAAGTTTGTGGGGATAGCGGGTGTTGCCTTTGCTGTCCCGCACCTTCAGCAGGTCGTTCACCATCTCACTCAGCCTGTCCCATACGTTGAAACGGGAGCCGCCACGTCCGAAACCGCATTCCGCATTGCTGTCACGCAGCCGGATGACTGCATCCAGGACACGTGCCTGGAGCGTATAGAGCGTGACCTTCTCCGGTCTGAGCGGCTTTCCCGCACCGTCCCTGTAGGTGGTGAAGAAGGAGTAGGCGGCTTCATTGTACCCTACCGCCCTCTCAAGCGGGCTGGTGGCGGCACGTTCGACATCCTCATGGGGATCACCATAATATTTGATGTATAATTGCTGTATGTATACTTCCAGCGAGTCGAACTCCACCAAAGCGGGGCGTCTGAGACTGGCACGCTCGGCAACAACAATCTGCTTTCTGTTCACCTTCGTGTTATATGTTCCTAACGGGAGGAAGCCCTTCTCGGAGCCCACCTTGCGTTTCGGATCATACATGATCAGCTCGTTGGCGTAGATACATACCTTGTCATTATAGATTACAGCCATATCAACCGTTTATTGTTTAACCTTGTGCGGTTTCCGGCGTCGGACCGGAAACGAGGGCCGCCTTCCGGCTCCCTGACCGCGTGTCCTATTTTTCCTCCCTGTAATACCTTTGTCCAATAAGGGAAAGGCAACATACGACTGCAAGGACCGAGGCGGCGAGATTCTCGTTGAAAGTGGGACGGAGGTTGTCCGCCAGTCTGAGCACTACCACAAGGCCGATGACTGCGGCCGCTATATGGATTATTCTGAATGTTTTCATTGCTTTCGGTTTTTAATTAAGGGCGCATCCGGATAAAGATAAAGTGTCGAATTTTAAAATTATTGCCGGATTGGACGCGCCCTTCAGGGTTTATTGTTATTTTTGCTATGTCGAATTTTAAAAATTATTAGTCATGAATGATGAATCTATTGACACCTATCAGGTAACTGTTTCTTGCAGGGCTACTAATGAGGCTGCTATTAAAAGAGTGTTTAAAATATTATCCGGTTTTGGAGAAGCATGGAAGCCCGGTCTTCTGTTTATGACATCCAGCCTTTCGGACAAAAACAAGACTTCTCCATACAAACTAGGGGAGATAGCCTTCTTCCTGGATAATAACCCTCTACTGATCCATACTTTTACGCTGGCTGTCAACATTGTCAGTCAATATATCCAGTCTTCTGTTTCGGAATGTGTTCTCGATCTTCACGAGACTGGGGTAGTGAATACATAAGGGTCTTGCAGGACGCGCTCCGTCCACTGTCGGCGTGATAGGGAAAGCCAGACGGGCGATTTCGGCTGAATATACATAAATACTGTTCTCGTCACGGGAACCTTCCTTGGAGGTTTCCGCTGCCAGCTTGTGCGCCAGCTCCTCTATCTGTATCGCAATCTTGCGCACTTCGTCAAATTGAATATCAAATTTCATGGTGTGTTAATTTTAATTGTTAATAATTCTATTCCTCTTCATCATCTTCTTCGATATGCCGTGATATCTGGTTGAACCGTGCTATCGGAATGCCGAAGATTCTTACTACGAAAAAATGTCCGGGCTCTACATTCTGGAACACTTCATCAATCTCAATCAGTGTTCTTATAGCTTTTTTCTTTTTCATCGTTTATAGATTAATAAGTGTGTTGATTTTGAACTGGTTTATTTTTCGATTTCCTTGACCAGACGCTTCGCTCCGGCTATGTCCCATATCTTGTCGACCATTTCCGCGACTTTCATGTCGGTTGTCGGTCCTATCTTCACCATCACCGCCCCTTCGGCGTCCTGGTCCTTGGGAATGATGATGGGGCAGAGCATCCCGTATTCACGCCAGATCGTTATCACGATCCTCAGGTATTCAAGGTTGATACCCATCGTATAAGTAATCATCCCTGTTCCTCCCATTCTATCAGTAGTTGTCTGTACACCGGAACAGGTTCGGGATATATGATGCCTTTGTTCTTGTGGGATATGGCCAGCTTCGTCAGCCTGTCGGCTATACGGCGGCTCATTGTGTTGCCGGAATACACCTTGCATACATGGGAGTAGGTGACTTTCATGTTGACGGCGACCGTTTTCAGATCATTCCGATTGAGATAACGGCACACAGCCTGTTTCCAGTCGATGAAGTCCGGACGGTACTTGGGTGCGGGAAGTGTCGGACGCTGTGCCGGACGAACGGAGTAGCCGCCGGTACGGCGGATGGAGGGGAGAACCTCGTTAGTTACCCATTTGCGGAAGGCTTTTGCTTCGGGCTTGCGGGAAAGGAAGATCAGATGGTATAAACCAGACTCATTTACAACTGTAATTTGCTGATTTCCACCGAGGGTGTCCATATTTGTGGACACCCTTTCATCGTCATCCAGTTTGGATAAAAAATCGCGATACTTGCTGATCCCAATAGAATAGCATACATCTTTCCCAGAAAACCAAGGTTCTCCATTAATCATTTTGACTCTGATGTTAACACCAATGTTCTCATTGAGGTAGGTTTGCAGACCTGTTGCCTGCTGGTTGTTGTTCAGTGTTTCCATAATAATACATTATTAATTAGTACGTTCCGCTTTCACATTACCCTTGTTGTCGAGTATTCTGACTGTTTCATGCTTGGCGATTTCGTCAACATTGTACAGCTTGCTGTCGTTCCGTTTCTTGGCGGCTTCCCAAATCGCAGGGGCTTTACCACCCTTTTTCTGACCGGACAACACCTGTCCGACATAGGCCATTGTTACTTTAAAGGCGATAGCAAGTTCCTTCTTGCCTTGTGCGCCTAACTTAATTACTTGTCCCATATTCAATATTTATTGGATTAAAATTGCTATATTTGGCGCGGTTTATATTAAACCGTATGCAAATATAGAGCAATGTTCTAAATAAGCAAAGAATTATTAGAGCAAATATCTAGGTTTAATGGTTAAAAAATATTAT